TGTTGGTGCGAGTCAAAGAGGGTATAAGGCTGACTAACTCTGAGGCGGCCAAATGCATCGAGCGATGTTGCCGACCCTAAAACTACCTGATTGTTTCCCACGTCTGACGAGTGACAGTTCTGAGTGCCATTGAAGATGCTCATCTACTCTTCTTCATGAAAGAAATTACGAGTAGTCCCATGAGAAGTACTGCACAAACTGCAATGATAACCATTCTTCTCTGATCCGGGCCCTTGTCAATTTCAACCGGTGAGGGGAGACCCTCTGGGCGCTCCAGTGTGACGGGAGTTTCATCACATATCAGTCTGAGAAGGAACGAGTTTTGCTCCAGACCATTGAATGACAGCAGATTCCCGTATGCATCCTGCCATCGAACAGTCAGCTTGGCCACCTTCGGGATTCGCTGAGGAAAGTCGGCACTCATGTACGTGTCAGAATTCGAGTCATACACCTTGAACTTGCCTGGATCCACATCCATAGGGAACATGGCAAAAACTCGCTCAACCCCAGGCGATTCGGTAGTCTGTCGAACAATCGTATTTCCAGAGGGTGTTGTAGACGTTACTGTCACCATCTTGCGAGCATCATGAGTTCTGGTTGTCCTGAACTCTTCGATATCCAGAAACACAAACTCATTCGTCGATGTGTTGATAACATTTGATGACTTGATGAGGTACTTTCCGCTAAAAACAGTATTGTTTGCATACTCGGGGAAGGTGGAGGCTGCAGCCGAGTTCAGAGTTCCTGTGATGCCCGTCAGCCTTGTTGCCTCTTCTGTGAGTGGGGTGAGTGAAAATGTAGAGTCTGTTGATATGAACAGAAGCTTCCCTTCTGCTGGCAGTACATTCGTTGTCAGTGTCGGGACATTCTTAGAAACCGTAAGAGTGTTGGACAGCTGATCCGCAGAATAGAATCCCGGTGGCAAATAGAGATTGGATGATGATACAGAGTTTGAATATGTCAGGAATCTAGGGGTGTTGATATTGTACATTGTATTTGGGACCTTTGCAAACATGAGTTCTATACGTGATACATTCCGTATGGGTGTTACCAAGTTTAGAACGTAGTTGTTCCCAGAGGGGTACAACGATGTGTCTCGATTTCTGGAGTCTACATACAGGAGATACTCCATCTACTATCTGAATCTAAAACTTCTCCAGCAGTCCGCCGCCGATGCCGCTGTCGATGCTGTACTCACTCATCTGCTTACGGACCAGGTCCTGGTCACCGCAGATGCCACCTGGGGTCAGACCCATCGACATTGCCGATGTACTGGACATCATGCCTGGGGTGCAGTCCATCTTGTAGGGCAGGCTGAACAGGTCACCCTCCTGAGTGTACTTGGCGCCGATGTCCACTGGGCGCAGACGGCGCTGATCATACAGATAGCTCTTCTTACCCATCAGCTTGGACAGGAGCCAGACTGACAGCAGAGCAAACAAAACGTATGTAATCATCGTCACCTTTTGACGATTGAGCAAAGCCATTTGTTAGTAGTCGACATTATTTTTGCGTTAAAGCCAGTCGCTTCATTTCTTATAAAGTGTCAGATGACTGACGTAGTTGTAACTAAGGATACTGGGCTGACGATGGAACTCGATGCTAACGAACGGGCTCTGCTGGATGAAATTGACATTCAGCGCACGATTCCCATCTCAAAGCCCCCTGTGAGAAAGCCTCCACCCTACCGTCCCCCAATGCGACCCATGATGACCATGCCTCAAACTCCTATGGAGGAGTACGGCGAGATGGATCCTTCAATGGATGCCTTTATGAACCCGACCAAGCGGTCAGTCGGTGGGGCTCCACCACCCCCTGAGGAGTGGGACGGAGGTATGCCACCTCAAGACGAATTCGAGATGCCCGGTGGAGGTATGGGCGGAGGTGGTATGGGTGGAGGTATGCCGATGGGCCCACAGCCTTCCGAGGGGTACACATCCATCGAGGATGAAAAGGCGGACCTGCTGAATAAGCTGGCACGCCTCGAGAAGAAGGGATTTAAGACATCTGGCAAGCTGTCCACCTACTCGGACATTGAGCAGATTCGGACAGAGTACAAGCGTATCATGTACCAGATTGAGACTGACCAATCAGTCAAGGTGGCTCGTCGGGTGATGATTGCTTGCGTGACTGGTCTCGAGTTTCTGAACAAGAAATTTGATCCATTCGACCTCGAGCTGGATGGCTGGTCGGAGAATATGATGGAGAATGTGGATGATTATGACACAGTCTTCGAGGAGCTGCATGCCAAGTACAAGAATAAGGTGGCGGTGGCACCAGAGATTAAGCTTCTGATGATGGTGGGTGGCTCAGCAATGATGTTCCATCTGAGCAAGTCCATCTTCAAACAGGCTGGAATCTCGAGTGGTGACGCACTCAAGAACAACCCTCAGCTGGTTCAGAATATGATGGATGCCATTAAAAAGACTGCAGCCCAGAACACACAGGGGGGTGAGCGCCCACCAACTCCCAGGGACATGAATGGCCGTCGCGAGATGCGTGGCCCAGGTATCGATCTCGGCTCTCTGATGACTGGATTTATGGCTCCACCACCCCCAGCCAACTCTCGCCCAGTTGTTCGCGAAACTCAGCCAGCTCAGATGCTGCCTTCAGACGATGACATCTCGGACATTGTATCGATTACATCCGACACAAAGGATGTGACAATCAAGTCGGTTGGTCGCAAGCGAACCACCAAGAAAAAGAAGGAGGTGACGCTATAAAAATCTCCTCTAATTTAAATGCTATCATATGCACCAGTTGACTTTAGTCCGCCACCCACAAGATACAAACCGGTGCTTCACAAGTCAGGTCTAGTTGGTGAAGCAACGGAATGCAATTATCTCGTCATGTTTTTTGTCATAGGAGTTTTTTTCATGGCAATCGTCGATGGGTTCAAATAAACAGACACCCTTGAGGTTTTTGTTCAGGCTCCTTCTCACAATGAAACCCAGACTGGCGGTACATTGCCAGTCTCTTTTGCCACATCGCAAACAACACACTCCAATGATCTACTATATCGTAGATTACTGGATGGTTCTGCTTCCCCTTGGTCTCTCGCAGGATACGGCCCACAGCCTGTTTCACATCAGAGTGAGGGGTTGACAATATCACCGTATCAAGGCATGGAATGTCGAGACCCTCGTGAGCCTGGCTGAAGGTGGCTATAATCACCTTCTTCCGACTCGACTCTTCGAGATCCTTCTCCTTCATTCCACCAATGTACAAGCCAGACTCTGGAAGAGCCTCATGCATCTCGAAGCAGTGACCTCTGCGATCAGTCAGAATCAGAATACGGCGATCCTCAGCAAGACACTCCTTTACAGTGTCCATAATCAACTTGTTTCGCTTGTCAATGCCCACCAGCAAGTTGACAATATCAACTAGTGACACCTTTCCAATTCGATTGATTGGTGGCCCAGAGTTGAACTCTTCACAGTCGAATGACAGCTTCCGAACCTCGACATGCTGCTGATTTTCCCGCTCCACCGTGAAGAAGGAAGCCCCCAAAAACCAGTAGAGGATGCGAGTCAGACCATCCTTTCGCTCGGGTGTTGCAGTCAGACCAAGAGTGTACTTGGGACAGAGTTTGAACATAAACTGGGAAAAGGCTGGTGCCCCTATGTGATGAGCCTCATCAACAATGAGGAGACCGACCGAGTCGAATGACCCAACTGGGTGCTCCCTCTGACACATAGTCTGGATCATAGCAATCACAAAGTCACACTCGAGCTCGCAGCGATCACCTTGGACTATACCGACAGTTGAGCCAGGGCAAAACTGGTTGATTCTCTCACGCCACTGATTAGCCAAAAACTCCTTGTGGACAACAATCATTGTTCTAACTCCCAGTTTTCCCGAAATCGCAAGTGCAACTGTGGTTTTTCCGAACCCACAAGGGAGCGAAAGAACCCCACCACTTTCCGTCCGACTGAAGCAATCCATTGCTTCATTTTGGCGCGTCTGATCTCGTAGCTTACCCGTAAAGTTGATTGTTGCTCGTGCTGGATCTGGGCGCTTATCAACTGGTTTTCCAAATCGTTCAGTTCCGTAATATCTTGGTACGCACATGTTCCCCTTTGTGTCGCATCTAAACACCTTGAAGGAGGGTGGTCGAATTCCGACAGCATTCTCGATTGGTCTTACAGTGAGCTCCTTTTTTATGTCTGGCAGGTCCTTTGTAATATACCCAGTTCTACTCAACATACTTATCAGAGCAGCTGATTTCTTTTAGTACTGGGAACACATCGCCATCCCAACGTCTATTCTCGATAACCACCGTGACAGCCTCACCAGTGCCCAAGTCCTGGACGGGCCTCAGCCCGTTCACACGGCACATCACCCGGTTATACCTGAATGGAACCTTCACCTGAACCACGGTTTCGTTGATTCTCAGGCAGATGTACTTCCGACCACCAACATCGAAAAAGGGTTTCGTTATTATGGCATCCATTTAATATTGCCGTGTATTAAATGTGGAGACTGGCTTTAGGGCTTGTTTTGGCTATTGTTATTCTCTGGATGCTGTTCAAGCGCAAGAGTGGATACAAGGCCCCAGTATACACTGAGTACATGAATTCAGATGAACTCTCAGCCGAGTTTAACAAGGCTGCGGGTGATATGTCAGCCGAAATGATAATTGTAAAGGGTATTCCAGGGAATGAATCAAAGGTGGCTGAGTTTGAACAAAAGGAAAAGAATGAATATGAGAAGCTCAATAAAGAGTTTGAGTTGTGGAAGGCGAAGACTGTTGAGGCTGCCGCACCAATGAACGAACAGCCACCCGCACCAGCCCCAGCACAGGTGCCAAGTCCTGTTGTAAAAGTTCTTCCAGAACCTACAACTACTGAGATCCAGCAGGTTTCACCTCCCGCTGAGATCTCTCCCGCCTAAAGTAATAGGCGAGCTCCGGGGAGTTATCCGCTGCAATACCAATTGCTATATAAGAAAGAAACATACTGTCATCTAGATCGACGCGTTCAGTGTTTACAACTTTTGCTGCATTCATCAGCAGCTCTTTGATAAACTTGACTTGAGGAAACATCTTTGGTCGAAATAGATAGACACACTTGTGAAGAGGAGAATGCTTTGCATACAGAGTATTACACTTTCTTTCTGGCAAGACTCTATTCAACATATCAAAGAGGACTTCAGGGAGTGCATTCTCTAGATATTTATAAACTTTACCAAAGTCATCGGGGTTCTGCGCAAAGTAAAAGAATTCAGTATCCTTCTGGATGTCGTACGACTTTCCCCCAAGCTCATACTCTATGTACACCTCATAGGATCCTTCACAATTCCCAATCATCATATATTCATCTTCACGAGGCTCTTTAATCTCACGTCTAAAATGTCTAATAACCTTGTTGTATCTCTCAGGGCCCAATTTTTCAATAAGAAACTCTTGTAGATCTTTAACTTTATTCGTCTCAAATCCATAATTCATCCTATTGGCGCTTACCCCACCATTAGTATATTTTATTGAAATCTCTTCATGATACAATGAAGTTTCTTTCAGGTACTTCTCCATGTCATACTGTAGAAAAATCTCTTTATACATTAGATGGCAGATGGTAGTTTGTACCTACTGCTGTTTACCCTACTAGCTGCAATAGCTATAGGGGTTCGGATGTATATGAAAAAGCAGCCCAAGCCAGTCGAAACTGCTAAGGTAAAGTCTGAGGCTCAGGATGCTGTCGATCTCAGTTTTTCAGCTGAAGAAGATGCAAAACAGGCTGAACCTACAACTCCAACAACTCCAACAACTCCAACAACTCCAGAAACTCCCGTAACTCCCATAACTCCAACAACTCCAGAAACTCCCATAACTCCCATAACCCCCATAACTCCCATAACCCCCGTAACTCCCATAACCCCCGTAACTCCCGTAACTCCCGTAACTCCCGCAACCACCGTAACTCCAGCAACCACATCAACTCCAGAAACCACATCAACTCCAGCAACTCCAGCAACCATATCAGCCGTCAATATAGCCAAGACGTTGGCACAAGATCCCCAGTTTTATGCAACCATTGCAGCCAATATGGTGTCAGACAAGGTGTTGAGTTTACTCTTGAAGAAGATTGCTGCGCAGGCACTTACGCGAAGTGCATCAAAAATGGGTAGCAAGGCTTTGCTGAGGGGTGTACTCAGTTCGGCTGACAATCTCATGGCATCTCTCGGAGCACGTTTGCTGACTAAGGCTACAACTAGGGCGGCGACAAAGGCGGCGACAACTGTGGCCACAGGGCTAGCGGCCAAGGGTGCCACTGCCGCAGCTGCAGGACCAGCAGCCCCAATAGTTGCCGCAGCAGAGTTTATATTCAATGCAACTCTGGGCTATATGGATTCTCTGAACTTGGGTGGGTTCCAGGATTATACGAGCGGCGACGATCTCATGAACCAGAAGAAGGAGATTGACAGTATTTTCAAGGAGGAGATTGAAAAGATTGGGGCTGGATATCCTCTGCTGTACGGCCCCCTCGATAAACTAGGTGAATCTGGTGCAAATACTTATTCAATCGCACTGGCGACGCAGATTACCACCCTGATGGAGGCTCCAAACAACGAGTACATTGAGGGTGCAATGTCAAAGTTTAGGGATCTTCCAGCGGAGCGCCAAGGTGAACTGGCACTCGACAGTGATGCAATGGTTGAATTCATCACAAGCAACATTGAAATGGACAAGGTGATTGACAAGGCGATTGATGTTCTGTGCACAACAAACAATGGCAAAATGATAACTCTTGGACCTGGTCGAACACAGTGTGGATATACAGATGCTAAACTCTGTAAGAATTGGCCACTGTCAGTACAACACCCATCGTACATAGAGTGGAATGCAACAACGAATCAATGTGAGATTAGGCCATCCCTGATGCGAGTCACTTGTGAAAATATGGGCAAGGGTGTGACATACAATGAGACAACTGGTTCTTGTGACCTGACTGAGGAATACTGCCTGCAAAAGTCTGGCACAAAGAACTGCAAGATTGGCAAGGCTCAAGACATTGCCGAATCCATCTTCGGCAGAGCATTCGTTCGCGGTATTCTGAACGTCTTTGATTTTGAAAATATGTATGAGCCGTGCCCAGCAGGTACCCTAAACCCCACAGCATACCTGGCTGATCAAGCAAACAAAATAGTCGACAAGGCTCAAGATGCAGCTGGCGACCTCAATAAGCTTGATGTATTGGGAGCTGTAGAGCGTAATCAGCGTATTCTCAAGACTCTGGGAAACATGAACCTGTTCTGCTTTTCAGACAAGTGCCAGGAGCCAACTGAGAAGGGGACCGGTATCGGTATTGGTTTCTGTTATGCCAAGTGCAAGGATGGGTTCTCCTCAGATGGCGCATCTCAGTGCATCCAGAATTGCCCACCGGGCTATGATCGTACTGGTGGGCCTATGGGTTTCACATGCGCGAAGCAGTGTCCACCAGGTACTAACAAGCCAACACCAGGAGATGTTGTGTCTTGTACCAGACCAATGCAGGTGGGTCGCGATCCAATTCCAGCCAAGCCCAAGTGTGACCCGGGTGAGGAACTAGGAATGGCTGGAAGTCTCTTGTGCTACCCCAAGTGCAAAGTTGGTTACAATTCGGACGGGATTACTCGGTGTATTCAGGAGTGCCCTGCAGGTACTGATCGCACTGGTGGCCCAGGAGGTATAACATGCGCGAAGCAGTGCCCACCCGGTACTAACAAGCCAACACCGGGAGATGTTGTGTCTTGTACCAGACCAATGCAGCAGGGTCGCGATCCGATTCCAGCCAAGCCCCTGTGTAACGCTGACGAGGAACTGGGAATGCCTGGAAGTCTCTTGTGCTACCCCAAGTGCAAAGTTGGTTACAATGCGGACGGGATTACTCGGTGTATTCAGGAGTGCCCACCAGGTTACGATCGCACTGGTGGCCCCGCAGGCATAACATGCGCGAAGCAGTGCCCACCAGGTACATCAGCACCAACTTCAGGAGATGTTGTGTCTTGTACTCGTGCAATGCAGCAGGGACGAGATCCAATTCCAGCCAAGCCCGTGTGCAATGCTGACGAGGAACTAGGAATGGCTGGAAGTCTCTTGTGCTACCCCAAGTGCAGAGCTGGTTACAATGCGGACGGGATTACTCGGTGTATTCAGCAGTGCCCACCAGGGTATGATCGCACAGGTGGCCCCGCAGGCATAACATGCGCGAAGCAGTGCCCACCAGGTACATCACCGCCAACTTCAGGAGATGTTGTGTCTTGTACTCGCGCAATGCAGCAGGGTCGCGATCCGGTTCCCACAAAACCCATGTGCAATGCCGACGAGGATCTCATAGGACTCGTCTGCTACAAGAAGTGCAATCCAGGATATTCCAGTCCACCAGGACTTCCAGAGTGGTGCTACAAGAGTTGCGATGCTGGGTATACTCAAACAACTGTCGATTTCTGCGCCAAGGATGGTTGTGACGCAAATGAAGAACGCGGTACTGGATTGGGTGTAGGATTCTGCTATCCAAAGTGCCGGGACGGATTTGGTTCCAATGGAGTAACTATATGCGAAGAAAACTGTAAATCCGGTTTTGATAAGAGCCCAGGGTTATGCAATTCAAGAAGTCAGGGTAAAGGTTGCTGCTACGTTGGCCCACCATACTCGAACGGGTGTGATTCAAGCAAATGTCCATCTGGATGGATAAATGAGCCATGCACATGCCGTAGCGGAACCAGTTACAAACCAACTACATATGACAGAGGTGCAGGACGTACATTCACAAGAACTTATTCTCGCGATCGCTACAAGCGCGAATCAGCATCTCGTATGGGTTGCGATGCTGGTCGCACACAGGATACTGCTGGTCTCTGCTACAAACCATGCCCCGCCGGTTTCCGCGGAGTTCCAGGCAGTGTAGCAACATGCGAACAAATCCCACCAGCAGGATTTGAGGATGGAGCGACTGCAGCCCTTTACAAGCGTCCAGTTATCAACAGCGATGTGTACAGCCGAGGTTCTGGTGTGTCTAGAATGAAGTGCGATGATGGTCGCACCCAGGATACTGCTGGTCTATGCTACAAGGCATGCCCCACCGGTTTCCGTGGAGTTCCAGGCAGTGTAGCTACATGCGAACAAATCCCACCAGCAGGATTTGAGGATGGCGCGACTGCAGCCCTTTACAAGCGTCCAGTTATCAGCAGCGATGTGTACAGCAGAGGCGCTGGTGTGTCTAGAATGAAGTGCGATGATGGTCGCACCCAGGATACTGCTGGTCTTTGCTACAAGGCATGCCCCGCCGGTTTCCGTGGAGTTCCAGGCAGTGTAGCAACATGTGAGCACATCCCACCAGCAGGATTTGAGAATGGAGCGACTGCAGCCCTTTACCAGCGGCCAGTCACAAATAGTGATGTCTATAGCCGAGGCGCTGGTGTGTCCAGAATGAAGTGTGATGATGATCGCACAGAGACCAGCCTGGGTATGTGCTCTAAACCCTGCCCCACCGGCTTCCGTGGGGTGGGAGGCCCTAATGGGGCACTTTGTGAGCACATCCCACCAGCAGGATTTGAGGATGGTGCGACTGCAGCCCTTTACCAGCGGCCAGTGATAGAGAGTGATAAATACCTGCGAAAGCTTGAGGGTCCTTCCCTTAGTATGACCTTGCGCAAGCGCAAGGCTCCAGTGCCGGGCACATCGGAGAATGACGTGAAGAACTCTACACTGGGCAAGCGAGCACTGGAGCTCGGTAGCGCAGTGAAGAGTGGAGATCCACTCGCAATAGCAAGTTCTGCAGCAGTATTTTCAATTGCATCAAGCCCATTCACGCAGGCATTCGGTCTGGCACCACTTACCGATCTCATCCCATCAGGGCAGCAGATGTCCGAAATGGCAAATGACGCCGAGTGGACCTAATCAGACTTTTTCTTTGCCATCAACTTCAAGATGACGAATATAATGAGAATGACAACAATACCTATACCGACATACTTTACTGTTTCCATCGAAATACCAAGACCCTTCATTAGACCCTCGAAACCCTTGCCGGCAGCCTCACCACCAGCCTCGAGCACCTCACCGGCAGCCTCACCGGCAGTTCCAGCAGCATCAGCCATAGCCCCCAAAACCTGAGCCTCGAATGTAGTCTTCAGAGTAATATCACCACCTGGAGCGTATGCGGTAATATCCTTACCTACATCAACTACAACCTCCTTATCGCTCTTGGTATCCTTGACATCATACTCACCATCCATCGAGGGTGTTGTCTTAGACCCAACAATCGTAACCTTATCCTGCTTACGAATATTCAGTGCCGGATCATATGTAATCAGGACAATCTTCTTGTCAGCTCCAATGCCAAATGCAATCCCAGCCGAGCCAGCCTCAGTCTTAGTGATGCCCACCTTTTTACCATCGAGTTCATTGAACTTATCCTGCGCATACAAACCAAGTGCCACTGCAGTCAAACCTGCTATAATCTTACCAGCATTCTTGGATGCAAACTCAGCCGCCTTCTTTGCAACACTCTGAGCAGTCTCCTTGCCTACACTCTTGGCTGCACCCTCGGCAGCCGTCTTGGCGACACCTTCCGCAGCCGTCTTAGCTGCCGCTTCGGCTGCAGTCTTTGCCGCCGCCTCTGCCGCCGTCTTTGCAGCCGCCTCGGCTGCCGTCTTAGCTGCCGCCTCTGCTGCCGTCTTAGCTGCCGCTTCGGCTGCAGTCTTTGCCGCCGCCTCTGCAGCAGTTTTCGCAGCAGCAGCTGCAGCATTCTTTGCCGCCGCCTCTGCTGCAGTCTTTGCCGCCGCCTCTGCAGCAGATTTAGCTGCCGCCTCTGCAGCAGTTTTCGCAGCAGCAGAGGCTGCGGCTTGTGCAGCAGATCCTGCAGCAGCTTTAGCCGCAGCCTCAGCCGCTGACTTTGCAGCCGCATCAGCCGCTGACTTTGCAAGCGCCTCAGCCGCAACTGAAGCAACTGAATATTCCCTCTTTCCAGCAAGTTGCATGTAATCCATTACTAATCATTTACAAAAAAATACGGTTCTTTTTCTCCTGGAACTCTACATTCTCACTAATACCTGGGATTGTGTCACGGCGCTCCATAATTGCATGGAGTTCAGGGGCTGTGAGGGTAATGGCACCAACACGAAAATCTTTGAACGCCTCACACGTTACGGGTACCATAGGCTCGATGATATCCCAGATCATCTTGGCATAGTCACGAATCTCCTTCTGGGCATGGACATCCATCCGCAACTTTAGAAAGTGCAAGAGGTTATGGAGGTTAATCTTCCAGTAGAATTCAGTATTGAGGTTTACTGGGAGTACAGTGCGTGCAAGCTCTCGTCCACACCCCATCTTCAGAAGCTTCTGGTATGCGGTATACGCTTCAAAGCATGAGTAATTCTGGATATACTTTGCTTGTTCATTGAGCTCGTACGGGAATGGATCATCTGAAACCTGACGGTTGTTCCTCGACTGAAAGCGAAATTCGTCAGTGAGGAGGAAATCCTCAGACATTTCAGAGTACCGAGCAGACACCTCGTTCACTGAGGCGGTCCGGTGACGCATCCACTGCCTCGCCACGAAAATTGGACACTTGATATGAAACTTGAACTCGACCATTTCGAAAGGGGTTGTGTGCTGATGGCGCAACAGATAGCGAATGAGAGATCTGTCATCTGAAGTCTTCTTCGTCCCAGGCCCGTAGGAGACCCGTGCAGCCTGAACTATAGCCGAGTCTAGGTTCTCTCGCGGCATAGAGTCCACCAGGCGTACAAACCCACCATCAGGATTCATTATCATTCGAGAGCTTAAACTCTTTAACAAGTTCTGATACATTCGAATAATACTTGGCGAGATCCTTTTTGAAGCGCGCCGTGTCAGTCTGACCCGCCTTGTACAGATATGCCAAGTTAGCCTTGGAGTAGCGAGTGCGAGTCTGATTCTCAGTTGGCTTTCGGGCCGTTGAAGTCTTCTTCTCTGCAACGGCAACAGGTCTGGCATTCACAAATGACAAAGCCTGCATCACAGTATCCGCCAAGTCATCCTTCTTTTTGGATGCGTTGAATGTCGGGACGAGATCAGGGTTTGTCTCTGTGATGAATGCCAGGCATCGCTCGATGGATGTTTTCTTGCGCTTGATGTACTGAGCACGGCCAGGCCCAACAACATCTGGAATCTTATGACGGGCATCCCAGATGATAACATCCTTGTCATGAATCAGAAAGTAGGCGTGCAAAAAGTGCTCCACCGACTTGATGCCCCTATTCTTGTCTGGCTGCTTTTCAATAATAACCTTTCTCACTGGGCCAAAATGAGCTGAGCGCTCATCGAGATGGCGCTTCATGCAAGGGAACAGTCCGTCCGCATGCATAGGAGGGACACCTGAAACGTCCCAGTAGTGAATCTTCTTCGTCTCTGGATGAATTACACACATGGCCAGATTCTTAATTCCCACATCAATGCTGAGCAACATACTGATTCCAGAGCCCTATGCTCTAAGTATAAAGTTTAGGAGGCCCTGATATACAATGTGGATTGATAACCGTACTGGTGACATCAAGGTGTACGAGACCCAGCCAACTGACCCATACATCAAGAAGATGACGTGGGTACCCGAGGAGGGTGCTTGGGTTCTATTCAATCCAGGTCCTTCACCAGAACGTTTCCGCGAATACATTGAGAAACATAGTCAGTGTGGTCACATGATGGACTTTGTCGGACTTGAAAAAGAGTACAAGGATGTGGTTGAGTATCTAAAGAAAAAGTAGACTCAGTACTCATGTCTGAGGTTTGGTGTTGGTGGTGTTGCCATCCATTTGAAGGTCCTGAATTGCATCTCCCCTTCAAATACGATGATAGGCTTAAGAGGTTTACTACGATGGGGACATTCTGTTCTTGGGGGTGTATGAGAGCATATAATATAGATAGGGCATCCTCGCGGTGGGGTGAGATTCAGCAGTACATTACACTTATGCGTCGAGATGTATACAAGAAGCTTGAGCCTGTTCCGAATGCTCCGAAGCGCCAATGTCTAAAGGTGTTTGGGGGTACAATGACAATTGAAGAGTTTCGTGGGTGCAAAGATCCCCCATTTGTTCAGATGCCAAACCAGATTCATATGACGTGTCGCGTCGGTATGGCTGAGCTCCAGGATCGGGTCCAGGGTGTAGTATCTCATGCATCAGCTGAATCAAAGCTGAAGAGTATTAATGATACAACCACCAAACCGGACGAGCTTAAGCTGAAGCGCACAAAACCTTTGAAGAGGGCGGAGAGTGCCCTCGAAAAGAGTTTGGGTATTACACGCAAGCTACAAAGTTGAGAGTCTTCATTTGTTTGATGGTGGGTTTAGATTTTGGGGTATCATCATCCCGGCTCGAGTGCCAAGTCGACCCGAGATGAGCTCGCCACTCGATATGATATCGATCCAAAGTTTTTCTGCAAAGGACGCACGGGAGAGACAGTCCTGGCTTACCGTCAGCTAGGACGCGCCAGACAACAACCTCACCGTGTTTCCTGTAGAGCCACCTAGGAAATCCAGCAAGGCTGACTCCATCCTTGTTGGCAAGTCTCAGCATCTTGGCCACCAACTTGCGCTCAGCGCAACATATACAATCGTTAGTCACATACGGGACACTGATTTGATAAATCAGGAGAGCTGTTCATCCAGCGAGACATGGAACAGTGAACAAGCGGGTACTTCGACATTACATTCTGAGCTCCTCTTTTGTTTAACTAAAAAGTGTGAACCCTGATAACTGAGGATGTCCAGGGGTCCAGTGAATAAACCCGTAACTCCTGAACAAGGAATGGCCCTGCGCGCCCACGTCCGAGGCATGTTCCAGCCGTTCTTCACTGAGAAGGTGCACCCCTCGAACATTGAAAAGTCTATCCAGAACTGTGCGTTCCGACACTTCAAAGAGTCTGGGCAGGTGGCTTCATGGGAGAATCGCACATTTGTGAGCTTCTACAAGTGCTTGGCGGTGGGTATGCTGCGCTCCTTCCGACACACCAAAGGGTTTCACGTAGACCTGAAGGTGGTTGGGGACAAGGTTGAGCTGCAGTATGAGAATCAGCTGGCTTATCGCTATCGCGCCGGTGTCATTCACAAGGATATCATGAAGAACCCACCTGATCTGATCGAGCCTGAGGGGCGCTATGCTGCGATGATGCTGAAGAAGAAGAACAAAGAGGCTGCGATGGAGCAGAACAAGTCGAAGGATGAAGACTACGATGGCCAGTTTATGTGCGGTAAGTGCAAGTCGAAGAAGACTGACTACTACCAGATGCAGACGCGCAGCGCAGACGAGCCGATGACCACCTACGTCACTTGCAAGAATTGCGGCAACCGCTGGAAGTTCTAATAGCTTTTAATACAATGAACACTTTGCCATTCTCATATCAAACTTGTCCATTTCCAATAGAGGGTCGAAATCTGTTCCTTCAACTAGGTGGTGGCAGCGTCACAGTCAACCCAGTCCCACTCCCACCTACATGGGGTGTAAAAATAGATAGAAGGGGGGAGAAATCGTTTGAGATTTACTACTACCTGTACACGCCCGACCAGCGCAATCTACACCCAGACATGAAACGAGGTCAAATTGTCATGTTTTCCATTGATGAGGATGGAACAAATGACTATTATGTGGGGTACCTATCAGACGATGTAGATTATGGTTACTCTGTAAAGCAGGATGTACTGCAGAATCACTATTACAGGTACAGGGCTCATGACTGCCCCTTCATATTCAACAAACGGTACATCAATTATGGTCTGGGTGACATTAAATCGATATTCATAGCAAACAAACAGTACAGAAACTATATAGGCCTGTACTACGACGCTGTAACACCTGAGCAGCTCCGGATGGCTTGCAGAGAGTTTGGGATTGATGAGATTCAGACTGACAAGTACACTTCTATCTCATTTGACTTTGACAAGGACACGAGAGAAATTGTACGGATGGGTGTTTACGGGATATACACAGAGTCTGCGTGAACATTCTTGTACTCGAGCATCTTGAAGACTGGGCTGAGCAGATTCATAGTTAGGCAGTGCATATGGAGGTGACCAACCGAATGGTTGGGGTGTACGTGAAAGTAAAAATCCATGTCCCGACCAGTTGTGTCAAGTTCAAAGATGCGCAAGTCCCGTATGAATCCGTCACGTAGACACTCTGGCAGTGTACCGACGTACTTGTTGGTCATGGCAATGCAAACCTTTGTACGAAACTCCTTCTTGTCCATCCATTCACAAACCTTGTCCTTCATGTGCTGAATCAGATTCTGATCACCGGGCTGAAGGGTTGCTGCATTGTAGATTCGCTCAGTAGGCACTGCAAGGAAATGGCCAAATGCCATCCCTGCGCGCTCACCAGCCACCTCTGGATAAGGAGGCGCATGATTCAGGTAGAGCGAAAAAAGACCTGTGCGACCCAGACAATCCGCATTTGTATCATTGAACCAGGTGAAGATTGGCATCTTTGCCATAGGGCACTTCATACCCTGGAGTAGATTCCACTCCGCCGGAACCTCCTCAAGCGGCTTTTGCATCCGGAACATATCAGCTTGAGCTTTGAGATCCATACTTATAATTATAAGGTTCTGTAACTTTATATGGGCATATCGGCTCTTTCCTATATCGAGATTCCTCACAACGTCCCAGGATCAGAGCTACTCGAGCAAACTGCTGATGTCCAAACCAGAGAGTTTATCGCAAAGCTCAACACCCCAAAGACTGTCTATGCAATCAAAAAGTACGATACGGGCTACGAGCACGAGGTCTACTTTTACACTTACGATCCAAAGCGCAAGGACCACCTGGTCCTAGAGCATGATGGTGTCAAGGCAGATGTACCAAGTGTCAACCCAGCAGTGAAGAACTGTTCACTCTACTGGACCAACTACATCATTGTTTCGTTTGATCTCAACAAGTCATTCTTTGAAAAGGGGTCATCCGAATTTAACTTTTACTATGAGAGGTTTCATGACGAATACCCATACTTTGTACTGGAAGAGTCTCGGGATGGCATTATACGGAAGACGAATGAGTATGGTCTCATCAAAACTCCGATGAAGTTTACAGAGCCTGACAGCATAATGTTCTTTGCTGAAAAGCCCTACAAGGGTACCTGTGCAGTCTATTACGAGAATATGAGCCATGGGAAGTTTCTCGAGTTTCTCGAACACTTCAAGTTTGACAAGGCTCTGGTGGAGTTTTGTAGGGAAAAGTACAATGACACATTCAAATTTTGCGTGTCCTATGACTATGATCAGGATATGCGAATTATAAAGTCGACTATTTTCAGTACTCTAAGTTAATGGATGTGTACACTTCCGACGGCTCTCAGCAAAAGTACCCGCAGTTCAGTGAGTCATTTTTCCCCATCAGCCACTACCCTCAGCTTGACATAGTCACTCAGAACTACAAAACTATACTTACGGAGGTGATGGCAATCCGCAAGAAGGATTCAAAGATGTGGCACGAATGGATTGATGGAACTCTTAACGTCTTTCCACTGTACTTTTTTGGAAAGTGGTGTAAGCAGGGTGTGGATCTATGTCCAGAAATTTACCAGATTGTCAAGGATATACCAGGAATAAAGACTGTCAGCGTGTCCTGCCTGAAGCCTGATAAGGTGATTCAGCCCCATATGGGGTGGGGGGATCTCGCCAACAATATCCTGCGATGCCACTTTGGCATTGATGTCCCTGACAACTGTGGGTGTGTATGCGACAACTGGGTAGTGCCGCACCTTAACGGCCAATGGCTAGCATTTGACGATTCAAAGATGCACACCTCATTCAACTATGGCGAGAGAAACAGATATATTCTGATTGTTGATATGGAACGCCCCCCTCATGTTCCCAAGGGTACTTGCACAGTTGCCTATTCCCAGAATCTACTCGATTTCATCTCTGGGTTCTACGATGATAGTGATATAAGAGATATACGCACTAATTTGAAAGTCTAAAATGAGTAGGTGCACAGGGCTGACGGCAAAGAATCAGCGATGCAAGCGCCAAGCTCTATTTGGGACGAACAGGTGCTGGAACCACGCTGAGTCATGCCCAGTGTGTCTGGACAAGGTTGGGACTGGTGATGATACATCAACTCTGAAGTGTGGGCATGCATTTCACGCTGGATGCATTTACAAGTGGCTCGAGAGAGACTCGAGGTGCCCAATGTGCAGGAGTGACACACGAGACAAGGTGACTCTGACGATCCATTACAACTCGGATGAGGATCTTCCACCAGAAGACATTATGAATCACACGATACGCAACTTGCTCCAGGAGAATCGGGTCAGAACAGATGTCTGGATTCGCAGAAGCTACGTATTCACGAATGAGGCTGGTGAAAACATTGCAATCGTAGATGCATAAAGATTTTCTGGTCAGTTAGCACAATGCTCGTCAAGGTTCTGACAGAGCTCCCAAGCGGCAAGACTACAGCTCTTGTCGCCCGGATCTTCGATACTAAGGGTGACATCTTTACTATCCGATACCTCAGCCCAAGTGAGGATAGGGACCATGGATGCATCGTCTATCGATATGAAGATCAGACATACGAGATTGATGATGATTCAATCACCTCGTATCTGGGGACGGATGATGAGACTGACATTGGATTCAAGCGAACCCAGGATGATGGCTTTGTTCGGTGCGACTCTGACTCTGACTATGTTCCATCATCGGAAGAGGATACAGAGTCAGAGCAAGAGGTGGAGTCGGATCAGGAATCTTATGTTGACGAAGATTAATGATTGATACCCGCACTATGATGCTTATTGCCGCTGTCGCTGCCGTTGCATACCTGATACTGAACAAGCCAAAGAAGGAGAAGTACTGCGGTTGTGGTAAATAAAGAAGTTGTAGGCTTATAGTATAATGTCGATCTCGGCAAAGTTCTTGACAGCATTCGATCCAGAGAACCAGGAGCATGTAAAGTGGTTCAAGCATATGATTGCAGTAGCTAGCTATTTCAACGGCACAGAGACTAAGGTTGATTTGGTTGCTGAAATCCAGATGAATCCTATGAAGGTGGAGTTTGGACACTCGGATGCACTCGAATGGGTCCATGTTCACTTTTGTCTCGCAATGAAGTACTGCAAGGCAGTACTCGAGCATCAAGCTTTCATTCCAGACAACTAAAAAGTGTGAGTTCAAAAATCCCAGGTTTAAAAATTTAAGAAGATCCATACACAATGGACGCTGAGGGCCGTATCGTCGACCTCGCTCTCAGCTTCGATGGTTGGGTCTTCGGGGGCTATGTCCGGGACACTGTGATCCGCAAGGAGAAGGCGTCGGACATTGACATTTGCTTCCCACAAGACGCGCCTATGCATATGTTTATGCGGGTGCTCAACCAGGAACACGATGTTGAGATTTTCTCGGACAAGAGTCACCCTGAGGGGCTCTACATGTCACAGGGTATCCGGCGCTTGGTCAAGCTAATTGTCGACGGGACGATTCACCTCGACCTCTGCAAGTACGAGGGATCGTTCGAGGACTGGCGGCGCGAAGAGTCGACCGACTTTACGTGCAACCTCTTTTACGTGTCGCGTGACACGGCCCTTGGCATCCGGTACATCCCGAAGGTGTACAAACTCCACGCAAACCCGGTCAAGTACCTGGTCGACATGACCAAGCGCAAGGAGTTTGTGCGCATCTGGGGCGATGAGAATCTGACATTCAAGAATACGTGTACGATTCTGAGTCGGACGCTCTCACGCGTTAAGCAGGGTTGGTATCTCATCAATGACACTGTCAACACCAAGATGATGCGTGTCATGGATGAGACGGAAAACCGTCTGTGGGATATTGTAAACGAGATTGATCATCTCGTCGAAGAGATGGAGGAGGACGAGACCCCTATGCAAGGGAATCCAGATGGTATAATTCACTGAAGCGCTCCTTGTAAAACTCGAGTGGCGCATCAAACAGGTACGATTCACCCCGAACACTAAACCCCTTGTCTGTACTCTTCATAGAAGAGAGTGTAATGAGATCCATCATATTATTGCAGCAGTAAAACTTGAGATCGTCCACGTCCCACTTGATAACTGAAAGGTCCTCTAGGATATGGCTACCATTACTCGGTAGAATGAGGCTATCGTCATGGTCATTCAATGTGTCAGGCCATTCAGATGTTCGGCGCCGATACTCCTCAAACATGCTCGCGACAAGCTGGGCATCCTCTGCCCGCATAAAACTCACAATTGAAATCTTCATGGCTTTATCCTTTGGTTGGATGGCGTAGACTCTGTTCGGAGTTTTGTTGATTGTATACGCCACCTTTGATGAGCGGCCAGTCTTCAGGGGGCGAAAAGGCTTCACTGGCGGTGCAAGGATAGACATATGTATACAGAAGTTTATTTTTTTAACTATTATACATTAGAATGCCAACCCCAACTGGGGCAATTAGTTTTACAAATGTCGCGAACGAATTTGGTTTAACGATTAATACACCATCGAGGGGTCTCGGGGCGAACTTTAGGTTTGTGGCTGGCTCATATTCACCGGTGACGCCCGCCATACCTACAGGGGCTACCGCTGCTATAGGTATGAATGATTTACAGGGGAGGACATCAAGAGTCAGAGGAACGGGTGGGAACACTACCACAACTTCCGGAGTCAACAGAATCCATACATTTACAAGCAGTGGCTCGTTTGTGTGTACGCAGAACGGAACCGCCACAATCCTCGTTGTGGCTGGCGGAGGTGGTGGGGGAGGTCACAATGGAGACAACCGGTTTGCAGGAGGTGGTGGTGGTGGTGGTGAGTGGGTATCGAGAAGTGTTGCTCTCGATGCGGGAACAACTTATACAGTTACGGTTGGCAATGGCGGTGCCGGAGGTACAAAGACCGCTATCACCTCATTCCAAGGTGGTGATTCTTCATTCGGGAGTATTATTGTTTGCAACGGAGGTGGTCGGGGTGGCTTCACCAGCACCACCACGGGTGGGAACGGAGGTTCAGGTGGCTCGGGTGGTGGCGGTTCTCGAGGAGGTAACGGCGGTGCATCAGTTAAAACCGCAACTGGTTCTGGAAACGCCGGTGGAAGTTCAGCTAATGACGCCAATAGTCCGGGCGGCGGTGGAGGCGGAGGCGCAGGAGGAGCCGGCGCCAACGCGGGGGGAGGATCCAACACCAACGCTGCGGGTGGTGCTGGAAGAGCTAGCTCTATTTCGGGAACAAGTGTAACATACGCAGCTGGAGGAAATGGAGGAGCGCGAAACGGAACCTCGGATCGTACAAATGAACCAGCAAATACCGGAAATGGTGGCCTAGGGGCGCATGGCGGTGACGGCTCCGGCAACACGGCAGGGAACGGAGGTTCAGGAATTGTGATTGTATCTTATCCGTTTGCATAGACTGCAGTCTATGGACTGAAAGGTCAGGCTTTCATATAACAACCTCTGTATCCGTTGCAATCAACTGCTCATATTTGTCTTCTCGGATATCAACAGCTTCAGGATATATAGATTTAAGCTTTGTGTATATCAATTCACCTGCACTAATGTGATTATTGGATGTTAAAAAATATGGTATTTTGATGTCTGATTCAGAACCTGTATTACGATCTCTGTATACAGAGTATGTACCTGTAATGAAAATTTGGTCATTTGAAGGATTGAAATGTATGTGTGACACGTCTCGTGATATTGAGACATATACATTACATAGTGAAATACCATTAAGTACTAAAGTTGGAACTAGTAGACCCATTATTATCGTGTGTAGAAAAAAAGAATACTTGAAAGAGTCTACCATCTGCAAGCCCCTTTCCGAAATAGTCCATTGACATATGCCAGCGCTTTGAATTGAATAGTATAAGACGATTATAGCGATTTCCTATTCTATCAATCAGATTCCATTTAGTCAAGTCTCTACCCCACGAGTTCCCCTCTTCAAACGTCATTGGGATCTTCGGTTCATAAAAAGATGTACCTGAAGTGAATGGAGCATCTGGTGTAAGATATATTATGCCACCCCAGTCTGTTGTTTCATCCTGATGTATCCATGATTTTCCGTCTTGTGTTGTATACTGGAAAGCACCATTGTAAGTATTAGGTCCTATATCAAAATGAGAAATCTTTGCAAAAGGACTCACAATCTTCTCAATCCTGTCACGGAGCTCGATTGTAGCATAAGAAACAGTTCTGTATCCTGGATAGTTACCTTGGACGACGTATTCTCTGGTGAGGGCAAAGTCACGGACCAAGTCAGGTTCCTCATAAAAGTTATCCACAATAATGAGACTCATTCTCTAATCAGTCTATACAATTAAACCATCCAGCTACAGCCCACCTCTCACCCTGCAGTAGTGGGATCACCTCGTGGAGCATGCCAGTATCGAGCACAACCATCATATTAGCTCGTGGCTGAACACGGTGCACCCCATCAATCACAAGAGCCCCGCCATCCTCCACCGGAACATCATTCAGGTAGAATATGAACGCCTTGTCCCCCTTGCACCCATCCCGGTGAGCCGTCAGGAAGCTTCCTGGTACATAGCAGCTCACAAAGCACGTCACAATGTCAAGATTGATGAGCTGCTTGACATCCTCTGGGACTGCTGTAGAGTCTGAACGCTTATATATGTATCTGAAGTCATCCTTACTCTTCTGGACCTTTTCCAGAGTCTCCTTAAAGTCCGTGTCTATGTAGCGCTCGTCACCCTTGGCAGTCACCTTGAGTGGAAGACATTCACACTTTGATCTCATATAGCCAAACAGCTCTGGTGGTAGGTAGTTGGTGAAGACCTCAAAGGACATTTAAAATTGGTGAATTTTAAAGACCCAGGTTTGGGACGCACTCCAGAAACCAACTCAAATCCTGAAATGGAGTGCCCCGTCTGCTTCCAGGAGTGCGCTGCGGTCCGCATGGTCTGCGGCCACTCCATGTGCCGGGACTGCCTGACCAACTGGTATCAGAAGGCGTGCAACAAGGATTGCCCCATGTGCCGCAAGCCCATCTGCTTCAAGGGGCTGACCAAGCTCAAGGAGAGCTGGGACGAGAAGAGCTGGGAGGACAAGTACACCGAGTCGCTGGGCACTTGCATTGACGAGATTTGCGAGCAAGTCTTCGAGGATGGGATGGAGGAGTTTCTGCCCACCATCTTGGGGGACATTGACCAAACCTTCCGAATCTTGCGAGACATGGGGGTTGATCCTGAAGAGATTGAGTACCTGCTGATGGAGGAGGGGTTGTACATTTCTGCGCGCGCGCCCAAGCTGCACTGGTGTGACGAGCCCGTCGCGTTCCAGGAGCCAGTCTGGCGGCCAGTGCATCTACTTCTTGTCTGAACGTACAGACCAATATTGTTCCCCGTAATTCACAAACACTTCTTTGCCTTTTTGAATGTCCTTGTTCGCCTCAATCACCAAGTCCCCCTTTTCGTCCCAGTGCCAGTCTGCGTTGTGATCATCCGCGTGATTGTAGAGAGCCCCATAGCCCAGCGGAAGAGCGTGAGCATCCTTATAGTGTATATCGTAGTGAGTCAGGACCGACTTGGATGTAAACTCATCCACCTTGTTGTACTTGATGGTGGGAGCCACCTCAATCACCTCACCCTTCTTGAAGCATTTTCGGGCGAAAATACCCCTCCCGTGAACAGGTGACTCCCTGATTTCCACAGGCTTGTCGATAACCTGTCTCGAGAACAGTAAAAAGATTGCAACCGCCAATAAAACAAAGGTGCTGACCTTAAAGATCATTAACTCTTGCCAAGATGAGATTTTGTAGTTTATTCTGCACCCCTGAGCCACCCAAGACTCCATCGCCCCCCCTACATTCATTTGATGACCCAGACCCAGATGGGTTAATCACAACAGAGCAGATTCTATACATGGCTGCTGATGAGAATTTCATTACGGCGTGCGAGTATGACATATTTGTCAAACATTCTCATAAGTTTCCAGCCAACTGGATCAGGCATCACCCCAACCTCTGGCTGAACAAGCTGCCCAGCCCCACGTGCACACACCTAGATGTCACTGAATGTATCAGGTTCTATATCAGCCTCATGCATCTCCACATAGCATACGATGCTGAGATGTACAAGGCGCCAGACGGTGATGGGTTTTCCGAGATGATAAAAAGTATAGCGTACAGATAATGAAGCAGTACCTTATTTTGCTGGGAGTCGCACTCATCATCTGGTGGCTATTCTTCAGAACAAAGAGATATATCCCCATCAATGAGCGAAAAATGTACATTGACGAGGATGCCAAGTTTTGCGAATCGACAAAGTCAGAGTGTCAGGACTTTATCAACCGACATGTGTCATTTGAAGGTGGTCCAGAGGCTTTCAAAAATCTACACGATCATATTCACAGTCACTATGACAATATAGTCGCGGGTCTCTTTCATAGAAAAGAGGAGTTCAAACCCAATGATATGAAAAAGTACATAAGTGATATGAATGAGGTTCCAACCATGTTTGTCGATGAAATGTCACAGATGTACAAAAAGTACACGATACCACAGAGTGTCCGGACAAAGCACATGAATATGATCAATTCCCAGCATGAGCGCCGACTCCAGAAGGAGAATAAGTGGTATAAAATAATGGAGCCATATATGAGTAAATGATGCTCATGAGTCCAGTTATGTGTATGGCAAAGCCCAACCAGCCCCGCAAGACGGTCAAGCCAAAGCATATCAAGGCGGCTATTGAACATACCAAGAATCTATGCCTGAACTATGAGGACACCACCGAGTGCAAGATGGCGTGGGATGATGTTCACAACCTTGAGGTGGCTTACAATAAGCAGCAGGAGCGTGAGCGCCACATTGCAAATGAACTGATTTGGTTTAGCGATCTCGAGACGCGAGAGTATGACCTTTGAGTTCTCTCTTCAGGCTTGTCAGAGCCTCGGCTAGCTCTGGGATTGTTCCATTATTATTGATGACATAGTCAACTTTTAGCATATCGATTGGGAGCTCGTGAGCGTGATTCGAGCACCCTTGGCGCTCTACCCGCACAAACACAGCCCCATATTTACTAAGTACATCCAGGTCCTCTTGGTACCGAACATCAGTAATGATTGCTGATTTTCCGTCCCAATCCTCCAAGAATCGATGTGAGAAAAACTTGGGTCCGTGAAGTTTTTTCATGACATTTGTTAGATGTACCATCGCTTCGCGTGGCGTAACATCAAAACGAGGGTCTCTGAGATCCTTCAGATGTCCCTCTATATGGTTGTCTGTCCAGCCGTAGAGCACTCGGACCGCATCCTTGACTGGCTGAGCAAGCTTCAGAATGGGCAAGCCCAAAAGTCCCGCCACAGTATCCTTCCCAGCACGCGCGCGACCTACAAGACCAACAAGAGCCATGTTATAAACTTATAGATTAAGATCCCTTTTATACTAAGATGAGCTGCTCCATATGCATTGAAACATTCAACAAGAGTACCAGAAGTCCAGTCAAGTGCCCGACGTGTCAAGCGGTAGCATGCTCTTCGTGCACAGAGACTTATCTGTGCTCAAGCACTCAAGATCCACACTGCATGAGCTGCCGAGTTGGGTGGACCCAAGATGTACTCGACTCGTGCGGACTCAGCAAGAAGTTTGTCCGGCAGACGTACAAGACTCATCGTGAGAATGTACTGTTTGAGCGAGAGCGAGCCCTGATGCCAGAGACCCAGCCTTATGTCGAGCGCCGACTCAAGGTTGTTCGACTTGAACAGGAGGCTGTTGAGATTTCAAAGAGAATTTTAGAGGTGGATCAGAAGATTGCTCAGATAAACTCAAAGCCTCTTGCTGTTATAGCTGTTGAGATTGGGACAGATGACCATCTTGAGTGCATGCTCGAGCGCACGAGGCAGTCTTATGCGATGCGCGAATCTGCTGTGCTGGATTTCAACACGCAAGCTATGATTTCAACCATGATATCCACTGTAAGGAATGCAGGAGTTGAGAACCGGAAGGAGGCACGCAAGTTTATCCGGGCTTGCCCGTATAACGGATGTGCAGGGTTTCTTTCGACTGCGTGGAAGTGTGGGGTGTGCGAAAACTGGACCTGTCCAGACTGTCACGATGTCATAGGGCTTGATAAACAGGTTGGGCACGTGTGCAAGCCTGAATGTCTCGAGACGGCTCGTATGATTGACAAGGACTCTCGCCCCTGCCCAAAGTGCGCCTCGATGATCTTCAAGATTGAGGGGTGTGATCAGATGTGGTGCACCCAGTGCGCTACAGCATTTAGCTGGCGGACTGGAGCGGTTGAGGTGGGCCGTATCCACAACCCTCACTACTATGAATATAACCGCACTCGAGGCCGAGTGGCTCGCGAGATTGGAGACATCCCCTGTGGCGGTATGCCTTCTGATCGTCAGATTACAGATAAACTGCTGAATATCGGTGATAAGCAGTTTATCCAGAATGTTGTCCGACTTCACTGGCACATTGCACACGTCACAATTCCTCACTACAATACCGCCCCACCAAATAACCTGGATCTTCGCATCAAGTATATGATGAAGACCATCCCTGAGCAAGTGTTCAAGCAGAAGATTCAGCAGAAGGACAAGGCGGTCAAGAAGGCGACCGACATTGTGAATGTCCTGAATACGTATCAGCTGGTGTCATCTGAGATTATGCAGCGAATTGTAGGGTTTCGTACTGTGCAGGAGTTTACTGAGGGGTGCGATGAAATCTCAGAGATTCGCAAGTACACGAATGATATGCTGGGTATTATTTCGAAGCGTTATAGCTGTGTAACCCCATACATTACTGTCACATTCGGTATCACCACTGAGCGCTCTTAAAAAGAGTGCCAAAATATCACGCAGGTATAAGTGGCGACTCTTCACCAACTCAAATGGATTCCAAGAAGCTGAGCGCGTGGTTGGATGAGGTGCAAGGTGAGGCGATGGAGTATGGGTGGGAGTTTGAGCACGTTGATGCTCTGGTTCGCATCGGCGAGCACATGATCAAGCTAGGTCTGGCCGGCGACGGGTTGGAGTTGTTGGAAAAAATGGAGGAGGTCACGGACTTTATGGAGCAGTGGGGGGTGGACTCTGATAGCGTGGAGGAACTGATGGAGCTTATTCGCAAATATCTCGTGTAATACACTTAAGGATTTTGATACATAAATACATAATGTCTACCATTCGCAAGCTGATCGAGCGTGAGCTTACTATGAAGGCGGAGCTGAAGCAGCTTCGTGAGGAGATCAAGTCTGAGATTGAGGGAACTGCCACGTACAACTCTGTGTACGAGGCTGCCATTGACGTACGCGATGTCAACGTCAATCAGAAGGCGGCCAAGGCTCACGCCTTCCGTGTAGTCTATGATGCTCTCAAGCCCAAGGACGAAGACGATGATGATAAGGAATGAGGACTGGTTTGGTGTCTGACCAATCTGGGAGGTCATGAGTTTGAGTTGAAGAATTTGTAGTCCTTGTCCTCTTTCGTATAAACAACCCCATAAGTAAACCAATTCCAAATTCATATATCATCTCGATTAGGTGAGTTCACGCCTTTTAATTACACTTTTGTATTTAGACAATATATCAAACTGGTCGACGGTATTTCGCTGAGTGTGAAATGCGTAGTGTACAACACAGAATCCACCGTAAACACAATTTGTTGTGTTATGTAGCCTTGTGTACTCTTTAGTCAGGAATGGTTCTTCAACTCTACCCACCACACCATTAAAACCTTTACCAAACCATGATACACAGTTGATTGAAAACTCTTCCTTGTACATCAGGATCCATCTCCCGTCAAATCTGAACTTTGCTAGATCATTTTCACCTTCAAGTTTATTCAAGACTTGATGATGAAGACACACAGCTGAACTTCCACTCTTCCAGCCAATGTCATCAGTAACGTTATAATTGCATATCTCACCAGTTAGATAACCCAGTCTCTGATGGACGTGAGTCATGCATGCATTGTTGATGATATTGGCGAATATCAGGAAATACTCAGGGTTGTCGATACGAAAGTCGAGAAACTTCTTGAATGCTTCGAGTGAATCAACTAGGATTATATCATCGTCGAATCGTACGTAGATTGTGGATTTATCTGTGCATTCTTTATAAAAGTGATGGATCGAAAAAATACCATCACATTGAGAATTAGTAGGAAGGTGTTTAACCTTGATAAAGTCAGACTCTATATCTTCTATGTACTCGATATCCTCCTTACATTTGGTATTTAGCCATATATGGTATTCATCTACAACTTCACTGAAACTCCGTATTTGCGGTATCAGCATCTCTAGATAGCACCTCCGACCAGCTGGAGTCACTACAATGATGTTATAGTCTCGATACATTAAAGATATCAGTCGACTTTTATGTATGCGGTTTCACGCGCTTGGATTGCAACATACCATCACCTCAAAGGAGTACAATGCTTGCGCTTACACCCAGAAGGTGGTCAAGTTTTGCAAGATGATGGTGGCCCGAGGACATACTGTTATTCATTATGGTCACGAGAAATCGAATGTTGTTTGCTCAGAGCATGTGACGGTGATTACAGCTGAGGTTTATGACAGGGTGTACAACTACAACTGGAAGAAGGAGTTTTTCAAGTTTGACGCATCCGACGAGGTTCACCAGACGTTCAATAAGAATACAATTGCGGAGCTTCAGAAGCGCAAGCAGCCGAATGACTTTTTGCTCGCCTTTTGGGGCTATGGCCACTTTGATATCTGCATGGCAAATCAAGATATGATTTGCGTAGAGCCTGGAATTGGTTATGCCCCTGGTGCGAGTTTCTGTAAGTGGCGCATTTATGAATCCTACGCTATTCTACACGCCTCTAACGCAGACTTGTGCAAGGTGAGTTGGTACCACGCAGTCATCCCTAACTACTTTGACCCAGAGGAGTTTGAGTACGAGCCGGAGAAGAAGGAGGATTACTTTTTGTTTGTGGGTAGAATCCTGGATGACAAGGGTGTTGGTATGGCGATTGATGTGACTCAAAGGCTTGGTGTTCGTCTGATTGTGGCTGGGCAGGGTGGTCCAGAGAATATTGGACTGAAAGAGTGGCCAGAACACGTGACACATATAGGCTACGCAGATGTCGAGACTCGGAAGAAGCTCATGTCACGAGCCAAGGCGGCTTTTGTCCTGACTCAGTATGTGGAGCCATTTGGTGGGGTTTCTATCGAGCATCTCATGTCAGGTACCCCAATCATCACAACAGATTGGGGGGCATTTGCTGAGAACAACATCCATGGTCTGACGGGTTACAGGTGCAGAACATTCGACCATATGATGTGGGCCGCCCAGAACATTGACAAGATTAGCCCCAAGGCTTGCCGTGACTGGGCGATGAACAACTTTTCACTGGATAAGGTTACTGACATGTACGAGGAGTACTTTCAGATGGTTTACGATGTTTATACTGGTCAGGGGTGGTACCAGCTTCACCCAGAGAGAACGTCAATGGACTGGCTGAGTCGATCATATACAGTTTAGGAAAGCTGCACAACTAGCTCTCATACTAAATCCTTTGATAGGCTTCATGCACTGAGCCAATGTAAATTTACGCGGGAGATTAAATATCTTCTTGTCCGAGTTTCGTATGCACTTTTTGTTGCCAGGCTTTGCGTCACAACACTTCTTCATACTATACTCTGAGACTTTTAGGGATAAAAATATAAGGTGTATCAGATATATGGATCGCTTCACAAAAGTGTTGAAATTTAGCAAGCCGATGAAGAGTCTCAGAATCCTGGGGGAAGTCAAGCCGTGTAATATAGAGCTATGGGTTGGTGGTATGAAGATATCAGACAATCAGGGTGATGGTACGCTCAACTTTTTCTCAGGTCCATGTGTCCTCCCCTTTCATCTACTGAAGTATACACCTGTAGGTCTCGTCAGCGACTGTGAGATTCCAGAGGTTGAGATTGAGACAACAGATGATTTTTTTCCGTCTGAATACGAGACGGGGGTTGAGCGCCGGGACGGTACTCGCAACAAGTTGATATTCACACAGGGTCTGTTTACGATGGGGAGTCCGACATGGCACTAGTCATTTCCAAAAAGGGTGTCCTTTTCGGACCCAGGTCCCTGGAAATCCGGGTCTAGCCAACCAACCAAAAGCCCGAGACCCGTGTTAAACACA